AGAAAACGCTGACTTCCTGAAGAAAATCGGGCAAGTAAGCACACCAGCACCAAAGCCAGTAACTACTAAGAAAGACGAGGAATAATCTCATGGCTGTATTTCTAAATAACAATGTGGGCGTGAAGATCAACTCAGTCGATCTTTCAGACCATGTCACAGCAGTAACAATTAACCGCACATTTGATGAGCTTGAGGTAAGTGCAATGGGCGATACCTCTCACAAATTTGTAAAAGGTTTGGAATCTTCTACTGTAACTATCGACTTTTTGAATGACACAGCAGCTACAAATGTATTGGCAACACTACAAGCTGCATGGGGAACAACAGTCACAGCAGTATTCCTACAGACAAAGGGAACAGCAGTTTCAGCGACTAACCCTCTCTATACTGTTTCAATCCTCGTCAATAACACCACAGATATCAATGGTGCTGTAGGCGATATTGGCACACAGTCAATTACATTCACATGTAACTCAACAGTTGCAGTAGCAACAACAGGCACATTCTAAACCAACTATAAAGGGGCAAACTCATGGCAAAACTAAAGATAGTTCGTACAGATGGAAGCGTACTAGAAGGCGAAATCACCCCAGCGGTTGAATATAGCTTTGAAATGTACGCTAAAAAGGGCTTCCATAAGGCGTTTCGCGATGAAGAAAAGCAAAGCGATGTCTATTGGTTAGCATGGGAAGTAACACGCAGATCAGGTGAAACTGTTAAGCCTTTTGGTATTGAGTTTATTGAGACACTTAAGAGTGTCGAGGTTCTTGACTCAGACCCTTTAGCTTAAAGCGCGATCTTCCATTCACCTACCTGATTGCTAGGCTAAGCATTAGGTTGGGAATCGCGCCACAGCAATTGTTAGATCTAGACAAAGTCATGCTCGATGCATTAGTGCAAGGGCTTAAAGATGAAGCGAAAGAGGTGAGCGATGCCAACAGAGGTAGTAGGCGCGGTCGCTCTTAAGAAAGCCTTGAATACTTATGCACCTGATCTAGCAAAAGAATTGAACAAAGAGCTTGGTGCAGTTCTTAAGCCTATTGTTAATGAAGCTAGATCTTATGTGCCGTTAGCATCGCCTATGTCTGGCTGGGCTAAGCGAGAAACCTCTAAAGGTGCGCGCTTTCCTAAGTATGATGCAGCCGAGATCCGTAGAGGAATTATCTATAAAACATCAGCATCAAAACCTAATAAAGCAGGTTTTGTTAATGCAATACGCATTCAGAATAAATCTATGCAAGGTGCGATCTTTGAGACTGCTGGTCGTAAAAATGGTCAAGGTCAGGATTGGGTCGGACCTAAAGCAGGTGGAGCGTCTAAAGGTGTTTCACGCTCTAACAATCCTTATGCAGGTAATCAGTTTATTTCTAACTTAGGGCAACTATATGGACCTAATCGCCGTGGGGATCATCGCATGATGGGTCGTTTAATCTTTAGAGCATGGGCTAAAACCCAAGGTCGCGCTAATGCCGCCGTGTTTAAATCTATTGAAAACACTACACAAAAGTTCAATCGTAGAACAGCCATTGTAGATGTAAGGAGAGCCGCATGAGTAATGTAGCCATTAACATTGCCGCAGAATTTACGGGTAAAAAGGCTTTCAAGCAAGCAGAAACTTCAACAGATAAACTTAATAAGAGTGTCAAAAAATTAGCAGGTGGCTTGCTTTTAGCATTCGGTACTAAACAAATCCTTGCATTCGGTAAAGCATCCGTTAAGGCGTTTGCAGAAGATGACAAGGCAGCCAGAGCATTAGGTCAAACCCTTAAGAATCTAGGACTTGCCTACGGCTCAAATGCCAGCACAGTTAATGGCTTTATCTCTCGGCTTGAATTACAAACAGGCGTGCTTGATGATGAGCTTCGTCCAGCCATGGATCGGTTGCTTCGTGCAACAGGTGATGTTACCAAGTCTCAAGAATTGCTTGGACTTGCATTAGACATTTCAGCAGGTACAGGTAAAAGCCTTACACAGGTTTCACAAAGCTTACAAAAAGCATACCTTGGACAAACTCAAGCACTTGGTCGCTTAGGCGTTGGACTATCAAGGGCAGAGCTCACATCTTCATCATTTGAGGAAATCCAAGCACGCCTAGCGACACTTTTTGCAGGGCAAGCAACAGCAGCAGCAGATACCTATGCAGGTTCACTAGCTAAATTAACTGTTGCAGGAAATAACGCTAAAGAAACTATCGGCAAAGGTCTAGTAGATGCTTTTGTGACTGCGTCTAACTCATCTTCAATCGATGACTTAATCGGTAAGATCGATCGAGCTGCCGAAGCAATGGCTGGCTTTTTGCGCGAGACTGGAAAGTTCATCCAGATCACAAAAGACATTTTTAAGAATCCTAGTTTTTTTGCTCCATCTGGCGGTTTATTCGGCGATGGTAAAGGTTTCGGTAACATCTCAATGACTGTATCCTCACAGGATACTCAGCGAGCAGATGCAATCGCTAAAAAGAATGCTACGGCAATGGCAAAACTTACAGGTGTTCAAGCTTCTAATCAAGCCAAGATCCTAAAGGACAAACGACTTGCTAATGCAATCGACAAGGCTAACCTTGCTCTTAACAAGGGTAGCGAAGTCTTTGACATGGACAAGATCCAGATTGCAGCAGCCCTAACCTCTCAGGCTGAGCAATTAGGCAAGGCAACTACTTCATCACAAATCTTGCAGATTGCTAACGATACTGCTCGCCTAAATGTCAAGCGTTCTATCCTTGCTCTAGAAGATGCTATTGCCTCAAAGGATGAAGCAGCCATCATTGCTGCTACGGCTAAACTAAATGCAGACCTTAAAGTCCTTGGCGCATTGGGAATGCAAAATATAAAACTTCAAGACATTAAATCTATTCTTGACAGTCTAAAGCCTAAAGACCTTATAAACATTAGCAACCTTGAAGAAGCCTTGCGCTTATTGGCTCAAATTGATTTACTTTCTAAGTCTAAAGTCCCGACAAGTGCATCTCTAGGCTCTGGCATTCCAGCAGGAGATTACATAGCACCCATCTCCACAACAGGCGGCTCAATCGAGGCAATCTTAGAATACGCAGATGCAGCAGCAGCTCGCGCTAATGCTTTTGCAGATCTTCTAGACATGGAAAACGCAGCAGCAGCACCATCTTCTATGGCTTCAACAATAGACCTAGAAGCAATTGCTCGCTCATCTCTATTGCAAGGTTTAGCAGGTGGAGCGGGTGTATCGGGCGCAGTAAGTGGATCACGCTATGCAGCTCAGGCGGCTAATGCTTATAACATCACAATTAACACAGGCATTGGTGACCCTAACGCTATTGCGGAAGCAATTGACCAAGTCCTCACAGATGCGGCTACACGCGGCACATTGAGAGGCTACACAATCGCATGACATGGCTTCCAGAATGGCGAGTAACAGTAGGTGATGATGTCTATACGACTGTTACCTCTGTTTCTTTTGCATCTGGTCGCTTAGACATCGATCGCCAACCTACGGCAGGTTACTGCCGAGTAGAGATCATCAATACGAATAATGCACCTTTTACCATCAATGTCACAGAGCCAATCACCCTAGAGTTAAAAAACGGCTCTGGCACTTATGTGACTGTATTCGGTGGCGAGGTCTCAGACTTTAACATCGGTGTGCGTAGCCCAGAAGAAAGCGGCTACATCACCACAGGCACAATCTTAGGCATTGGCTCACTTGCCAGATTAACTAAGGCTATCTTTAACACAGCCCTTGCAGAAGAATTAGACGGCGAACAGATCGCAGATATTCTAGGCGCAGCTCTTAACCTGTCATGGGCAGAAGTTACACCTACTGTCACATGGGATACCTACCCAGCAACTACGACATGGGATGAGGCTGAATCTTACATAGGCACTATTGACACAGGCTTCTACACAATGATTGCTTTGGCTGCTAACGCAACCGCTAAGTCACAAACCCTTGCAGATCAGATTGCCAATAGCGCACTCGGTCAGCTCCATGAAGAAAAAGACGGGAATGTTAGCTATGATGACGCAGATCACAGATCTAACTATCTCGCAGCAAATGGCTTTACTAACATCGATGGCGCGTATGCAACACCGACCTCTATCAGCTCAACAACTCAAACTGCTCGCTTGCGTAACAGCCTTATCTATCGCTACGCCACAGGATATGGCAGCACCTACAGTATCTCTGATGCGGACTCCATAGCCTCTTATGGGCTCTTTGAGCGTTCGTTTGACTCTAACATCAAGAACCTTGCAGACATCACGGATATCGCCTCTAGAGAGCTTAAACTGCGCGCTAACCCTAGAGCATCTCTGGGGGCGATTACCTTTCGCCTAGATAATCCAGACATCCCGACTGCAATGCTTGACAGCCTTATCGGGGTCTTTTTTGGTCAGCCTATGCTTATCACTAATCTGCCAAGCAACTTGCTCGATGGTCAGTTCGATGGCTTTGTCGAGAATGTGGCACTTCGAGCAACACCTAGTTTTACTGAAATGACTCTCTACATATCAGCAACAGACTTCTCATTATCCACAACTCAATGGGAAACAGTATTGCCAGCCTCATTAGATTGGGATGGCGTGAATGCTATACTAACTTGGACTAACGCGACAGGAGCTTTAACCTAATGGCACTATCACCGAACTATGGCTGGGCTGAGCCAGATAACTCTAGCCTTGTAAAAAATGGCGCACAGGACATTCGCGCATTAGGCGATGCCATTGACACATCTGTATGGAATGTCGGCTATGGTCAAGCTGGAAAGAACAAGATCATCAATGGAAACTTTACTGTCTGGCAAAGAGGCACAAGTCTAACTACTAATGGTTACATAGCAGATCGATGGACTCTTAATCATGATGTGAATCCGACATCTTTTACACAGTCACAGCAAACTTTTACCCCCGGGGCTGCTCCTGTTGCAGGTTATGAAGGTTCTTTTTTTTGGCGTTATGCAATTACTACTTTAGGTTCAGGATCAGGTGTTTACTTCAATCAAAGAATTGAAGATGTAAGAACCTTTGCGGCGCAACCTGTCACTATTTCATTTTGGGCTAAAGCAAATGCAGCAACTACTATAGGTGCGACAGTTCAGCAAAACTTTGGCTCTGGTGGCTCTGGCGGCACATCAACTTTTTTTGGTTCTTCTTCAGTCACTACGAGTTGGACAAGATTTTCAGTTACCGCAACAATGCCAAGCATAAGCGGAAAAACAGTAGGCACTTCTTCATTTTTGCAGATGTATTTAAGTTGGACACCCACCGCAAGTCAAACTGTCGACATCTGGGGCGTGCAGGTTGAATACGGCTCAAAGGCAACTCCTTTCCAGACTGCAAGCGGTGGAAGCCCACAGGCTGAATTGGCGATGTGCCAGAGGTATTTTGAGCGTATGGTAAACGGCGCAGATAACTCCAGCGAAACTATTGGAGTTTTCCAATGCTTTAGCACTACACAGGGTTATGGCACTTTAAGATTCGTTGTTCCTAAACGAGCCACACCAAGCATGACCTTTAGCGGCAATGCTGATTTTGTTGTCAAAGACGCATCGGGTACAAACAGAGCAACTACTTTGATGGCTACTGGTACTTATTCTCCAAGAACTGCCAATGTGACCTTCACGATTGGTACTGCAAGCCTTGTAGCTGGATCAGCTGCTTGGATGCTTGCCAATTCTGCAACTGCGACTATAGATGTGAGTGCTGAACTATGACCTATGAAATTGTAAAAGACGAGATGACTAACATCGATGTTATTGTTAGAACTAATGACGATGGCTCAATTACTTGGATTCCAATGTCCGAGGACAACGCAGACTATCAGGCGTATTTAGAGCATGAAGCCGAAGTTAAGTAAGGCAGCAGCCCAACTTCGCGAGCAGTTCGATGATTCGTTCCCAGAGCGTGATCGTGCGAGTGATGGTTGGATCGCAGATGTACGGCACATGCGTGCTGGCAAGTCTGATCATATTCCAGATGCTCAGGGATGGGTTCGTGCTATCGACATCGATGCTGATTTATCGGGTAGATCAAAACCCGAGATCATGCCAGATCTTGCAGATGAGATTCGAAAGTATGCAAAATCTGACCGCAAAAAAAGAATTGCTTACATTATATTCAACGGCAGAATTGCCTCTCCTATCCTTGGATGGAAGTGGCGTAAATACACAGGGGCTAACAAACACACTAAGCACGCGCATATCAGCTTTACGAAAAAGGCTGACGATGATGGTGCTTTTTTTCAGATACCTATGTTAGGAGCCAGTAATGTACGAATTGAAGAAGATGTCAGGATCATGGGTAAGAGCCTTCCTTGCGGCTGTCATCACACTTGCGGCATCGGGAGTGACTGATCCTAAAGCTTTAATCTATGCAGGTGTAGCAGCAATCTTGCCACCTGTATTGCGCTGGCTAAACCCTAAAGACGATTCTTACGGAATTTCAGAGTGACACAGTCAGACTTTTTCACGCTTTACTTAGCCACCATCGCAGCACTTGGCGGCTTGTCTGGCTATGTAATCACACACCTATTGTCTGAGATCAAAAGACTCAACACGCGAGTGGATGAGATCTACAACATACTTCTCGACAGGTAACATAGTGCCATGGCAAGAAAAGCAACTAAGGCTTTAGAAGAACAAGGTTACTCAAAGCTTGATGCTTACTGCATTGGGCTTTATGAGTACTTCTGCTCGCTTAAAAGAGCAGGTTTTCCAGAGGACATCGCCATGTTCATGATCACAGAGCCACAGGCATATCCGCATTGGATCTTACCTGACGGCATACCGCCAGAGAAGTTAGGCGATTACATAGATGAGGATGACGATTAAGCGAATCGTAGTCGTGTCAGATCTTCAAGTACCATATGAAGATAAGGTAGCAACTCGCAATCTTGCTAGTTTCATCAAGAAGTTTAAGCCTGACCAAGTAGTCACCATTGGCGATGAGATTGATCTACCACAGATAAGCAAGTGGGAAGAAGGGCGGATGGGCTCTTATGCTCAAACGCTAGATGATGACCGCAATCAAGCTGTGGACTTGCTCTGGGAATTAGGCGTAACAGATTGCATCCGTAGCAATCACACAGATCGCCTGTATAACATTATTATGGCTAAAGTGCCAGCGTTCGGAGCATTGCCAGAGCTGCGCTTTGAGAAGTTTATGAAGTTCGATGAACTGGGTATAACCTTTCATAAAAACCCAATGCCTATTGCACCTAACTGGATTGCAGTCCATGGAGACCACACACCAATCAAGCCACAGGGGGGCTTATCAGCCCTTGAAGCGGCTCGTAGGCACGGCAAGAATGTCATCTCAGGTCATACCCACAGAGCAGGGCGTTCAGCCTTCTCAGAGGCTTCTGGGGGGCGTATAGGGCGTGTCCTACATGGTGTGGAAGTAGGCAATCTCATGGACTTTAAGCAAGCTGCTTACACAAAGGGTGTGGCTAACTGGCAACAGGCATTCGCCATCATGTATGTGCATGGCAATAAGGTGCAGGTAGATCTCATCAACATCGAGAAGGACGGGACATTCATTGTGTCCGGAAAGACCTACGGACGCGCTCGATAATCGTTATCATTTCGTTATCAGAATGTGCTTGATTCGTCTGACATATCTGTCACACTAATTCTGTAAGCAACCAAGGGCGTTGCTACGGATAGGAAATAAGATGAGCTTTGAAATGCCAATGATTGTGTTGCTTCTAGCAGCTAATGCATTATGGTACTTGGTCGGTTGGGCTAAGGGTTTTAACGAAGGCAAGCGCGAGGGTCTAATCGTTGCTAAGTCATTTCAGCGAGTGACAACAGATGCGCGCTAATGAAATCTTACTCACCGCCACCGACACGATCCGTG